AAGCTTTTTGTTTTCTTTATACTTTTCTATTCTTTTACGGTCATCATCTGTTGGAGGCCAGCTATCTCCTTTGCTTAAATAACTCATAACTTCATCAACTCCTAATATCCTGCAGGCTTGTTTTTTCTTGGTGATAAATCTGGTTTTATCTCCATATCTTTTTCGCATGCATAACGAGTACCATCGATAGTATGGTTATCTTTGTCAATAAGTTTATTTTTTATATTGCCGTCTCTATCTGTTTGATAATCTATATTTTCAAACTCTCTAGCAATATTGGGCGTTCTTTTTGGATCAATAACAATAGCATTTAAATCATCTAGCCATTTTTCTCCATACTCAACTGATCCAGGTCCTTTTTTAGCTCCTATTATTTTTATCCCATAATCTTTAAGTTCGTCTATAGATTTAGGCTCAGCACTATCGGCTATAATCAAATCATTTTCATAACCCTTATTCTTAATTCTTTTTGCCGCTTCTCTATTGCTTAATTTAACCTGGTATATCTCATCTATTGCGTATAATATTCTTCTGGTTGAATCATAATGCCACCTAACATAAGAAAATGGATCAGCTCCATAGCCCCAGTCAATCCCAGGTCGAATATTATCAAATCTATTTATTTCTTTATCAGTTATTTTCCTAAACTTCAAATTATTAAAAGGCACAACTCCAGACCCTATAGGTTCTCCCAACCATGTATGTCTATACTTTCGTTCATTTTCTTCTTTTAAAATATCAATCTTTTGCAGAGTTTGTCTTGCTATATAAGGATTATCTCTATAATCTGAATGATGAACGTAATATAAATCAGGCAAAGTCACACTGTTAAATCTCTTATTGCACCAGTTAGTTTTTCTTTTTGGTGGATTATAAGAATAAAAGACTTTATAATCAAAGCCTGTCTCTTCTCTGACTATAGAGTCCTCTATGGTTCCTACCTCATCTTCTGTTTTAAATTCAGCCAATTCTTCAATCCAGAGCCATGTATATGGATATTCTTCAGTAGCAAGTGATTTAATTCTAGTTGGATCATCAGCACCTGCAAATAATATTTTATTACCTCGAGGCAAATATATTACCTGCATAGGACTAACCTGAAATTTAAAATATTGATCAACATCTAACAATCTTGCTGCCCATTTGAATTCTGTAAAAATTGATTCTCTTATATATTTTGCATGCTTCCTAACAGCTAACCCATTTACTGGATTTTTAATTGTAGCCATAAGTCTATTAATAGCTATATGTGATGATTTTGCTGAAGAGCGACCACCTTTAAGAACATAATATAAATATTTATCCTTTTTAGTAGCTTTCCAAAAATCTCTGAATTTCGGTATAACATGATCGCTTAATCTTACTCTATTCTTCATAAAATCACTCTATATCATCTATTATTTGAACTCCACCATTAAGTTCAATATCTATATTGTCCTTGAAGAGAGAATATCTTTTACCAAGTAATTCAGCTGCTTTATTCCTATCTTTAGGGCCAACTTTCTTTTTCACAACTCTGGCCTGACTTTGATAATCCCCAGTATTTTCAGTAACAACTGTTTCTTCTTCAATTTCCCCTCGCATTACTTCTGTTAAGTATTCTAAAACTTCATCTTGGGTTGCAATTCTGGCCGCTTCTTTTTCTTTGAGTCTCTTTTCTATATAATTTTTAATCTCAAGTTTATTCAAGTTTTGATTTCCGATAGCATAAGCGCTATTTTTACTGTAACCAGCTTTAATAGCTGCATCAGTTGCATTCATAGAAATAATATATTCATCAGCAAAAGCTTTCTGTTTTTCAGTTAAACTTAAGTTATTATTTTTTTCTTCAGGATGCTGCCAGCACCTCCATTCTCTTGGAGCTTCATCATTTTCAAATTCTTTTTTTCTGGTACATCTACTACCATCATTTTTCAATCCGATACATCTTAATTTTTTCACTGACAACACCCCCTTTTAAAATTACTTCCAATCTTCAATACTTAAAAATTCTTGATTATTGTACATTGCACCAAACATATAGCGGTGATATTCCATAACACATTCAATACATAAATTATTGTTTTTCATTATTTCAGTTGCTCCATCTGAAAAATAATCATTTTCACATCTGCTGCAATTCTTATCTCCTCTGATGATTTTCATCTAATCACCTTTTAAATTATTCTTTATTCTCTTCTGCTCTTTCCCTATTTTTCTCTTATTGTATTTTACTTTTTTCATCAAACTTTCATATTTAGCCTGGGTAATATCTGCTTTTAACTTATTTTGTAATTCCTTATTTTTTCCAATTAGCTTTCTAACTTTCTCATTCTCATAATAAGAGTGAAACTTTTCCCCACAATTAGGACATTCAAAATATATTTCTGAAACCTGATCAGTTAGTTTTCTTTTCTTAGGATTCTTAAATTCAAATTTTATATTACATGAATCACATTTTACAAACATATTCTCCTCCTATCTTTCTTGAAAATAAATAACTCAACAGCACCCCACACCCTCTATAATCTCCCTCTCCCCTCAAAATAATAAAAGCCCTGGAGGTGCAAGGCCAGGGCTCCAATAAAGGAGGAAAATAAACAAAACAAAGTTTATATTTATTTCCACAATAATAGAATATCACATAATCTAATGAAATGTTGCCCGAAAGTTGCCCGTTTATTGCCCGATTGTTGCTCATTTTTCTCATAACCCTACTTTTTGTAGCTTTTCCAGCACTTTTTTCTTCATACGCTGAATTGTAGTGCTTGAATAATCTCTAATAGTCGAATCATTTCTGATACTAAATGTCTGCAACTCTAGTTCCCTCATTTTATCACTGACTTCATTATCAGTCATATCCTCAAAGTATTTATATCTTACTAATCGCTTTTCTTTGTATGTTAAACACTCAAGAGCAGCATCTATTCTTTCTTTTCTCATGATCAATTCAATTAATTCTGGATGTTTATCTAATTTATTTTGTACAAACTCTTCAACATCAGAATAGACGCTGTTAGTCTTTCCCCCTGGTATTTTAGAATAATCAGTAGCTTGAGCTGCATAATCTTCTTGATGTGCTATTTTATTTGTTGTAATTTTTATTTTAGATTTTAAAAAAGGATAATTCTTAAGCTGTTCTTCTATCCTTTCTTTAATTTCTGGCTCCATTAGAGTTTCACTCCCCTCGGCTTTTCCATCATCTCCCTGTAATAATTAAAAACTGAGTCATCTTCTGCAAATTCAACTGGCTCAACTCTTTCGGTCTTTCTCAGACTCAAATCAAAGCAATCAATCAGAAAATTATATATTTGAGGCTGCCGCTTTTCTATTTGCTCCCCTACTGTCATGATTAAGCCTCCAATTCTTCTAAGAATTCAATAGCATCATCAGCTCCAAAAGCAACTTTAGTCTGCCAATTTCTCCATTCTAAAGCTTCTAACCATTCTTTTTGAGTATCCCTTACATCTGACGGCTTTCCATTGCTTCTTTTGAGTTCAATAGCAATTCCACTAAAATTCATTGTATATTCGGAAGTTGGATCATCAAATATCAGCACATCTGGCACTCCTGGCTTAACTCCCTGCATCTTTAGTTTCTTACCTGTAATTGGATTTCTATTTCCTCCGTTTGGTACATGGCACCATAAATAGCCTTTCATATCTAAGTATTCAGCTAACTTAATTTGCTCATCATATTCTGATAAATTTTTATTTTTTCTGTATTCTTCAGCGCTCATTTTCTCAGTCATTTATACCATACCTCTCTTTCATCCACTCTACTTCTTCTTTTGTTTGAACCAAGACTTTCTTTTCCTGTCTTATATCCTTATCTGAAGCTCCATCTCTTTTTATATAATGCTGCAATGCGTGTTTAATTATCTGAACATCTTTATAACTTTTGATTCTAAGCATAATTCCACCTCCGATTGCCCGGGCCATCACGGATAAACAATAGCCTCAACATGATATTTTTTCTTGAATGATTTCCAGCTCATTCTTGAATCGCCCCCCAGTTGACTTTCAAGCTGTCATCTTCCTGCTGCTCAATTATATTTTCGGGGACCATTTCCTTTTCGCCACATACCTGGCAAATTAGAATTTTGTAATCCTTATATTTTTCTTGTCCAGTTTGCTCGATTTGGTGATCAGTTTCTTTTCTACAGTTTTTGCACTCCCAGTTAGTCATTATTTTCCTCCTCGTGAAAATTATTAGAATTATCAGGTTCAATTAAAACATCTTCAGCGGTTTCCATAGTTACTCCTTCAGAACTACCAAATAGTATTGATTTTATGTTTTGTTTTTGATTATTAATTAATATTGAGATTTCGGCTTCTTGATTATATTCTTCTAGAATATTCTTTAAATCTTTAACTTTCATTTTGAGCTCCACCTTCATATACTTCTTTTTTGAAATTATTCCATGTTCCAAAGTTGCTAATTATTGTTCCTAAACTCGGAAGATCCAGTCCGCAACTTAATCGGAAATCTTTATACTTTATAGCTGACATTTCTTTAACTTCTGAAAATAAATCTAATTTTCTAGTTATATTTTTCTTTTCCCAGCCTGTATTCATTATTTACCTGCCTTATTAGGTGTAAGGCCAGCTTGTTTGCAAGCATCTTTATATCCATCGAATAATCTGTAATATTGATTGCGGTCTATATCGGTATTGGCTGCCATATCTCCCATCGATGGAGTCTTATCTAAAAATTCAGAAACTCTTTTAATCTCATTTAAGATATATTCTTTTCCGCCAGGTTTAAAACCCTGGCATTCTCCTTCATTATTAACTATCGGGTCATTAATATTATCAAAAGACTCGCATTCGCCATCATTGTAATGAGCGCATATTTCTCCTTTGCATGGTGATTTATTTATTTTTGTTTCTTTTAAAGATTTAATAAAACTATCTGGATCGACTGTATTAATTTCTAATTCTTCTTTTTTGTTCTCAATTTCTTCTTTGAAATAATCATTATATTCCATTTTAGCCTCTGCCTTGACTTCTACAATTCTGCCTTCCGACTGATATTCTCCAACCAGTTGCTTCATTCTCTGCTTAGCTGCAGCTGGTTTTTCTTCCTCCGCCATATCAACAAAGTTTTCCATATTCGGATCACGCTTAACTTGAATAATATACATTAATTTACCTCCCTCAACTTTTTCAAAATGCTCAGGTGAACGCTCAGGCACAATAACATCACCATTGTCTATGTCAATAAAAGGTGGATATTCCTGAGCATAAATTATCTTTACTTCATCACCTTCGCTAACACTCGCCGATATATTTTTCTTAGCTCTAACTGTCATTCCAGCTTTGCATTCTTTGATATTCATAATTAACCTCCTTTATAAACTTCTTCTTCAGTTCCAACCACTTCAGCTTCGTGCCACCAACCAAATACGCCAGTTTCTAAATCTTTACCATAATATTTTAATCCATCACATTGTCTGCATTTTGTAACCTGTATAACTTCAAGCGCTGAACTATCAATATCAATTAATATACTGCCTTTTTTACGTTCAGTCATAATCAACCTCCTTTACTCCCTTGTAACAGCCATTATAATAAATGCACCTATTACTAAAATCCAACCAAAAATATTATCCATTTTTACCCCCCTCTATTTTATTCTGGTAAACCTCGCAACAAACCATGCCACTACTATCCAAAACACTATATTACTATTAATCGAACTCAGGAATTCTTTCTTCAAAATATTTTCTCACTTCTTCCCTAACGATTTGTCTGATATATTTTATTAATTTTTCTTCATCTATTTGAGTTTCAGGAACATCAAGGGCAAATTTCTTTTCCTTCGGCATTATCAACCTTCCTCTCGGCTTCCTCAATTATTTGTTCTATCTGCGATTCACTTAACTGCGGATGATCTTCCATTAGCTTTTCTTTTAGGTTCATTTTTGCCTCCTTAAGTTTCTATCCACTTATCACTTTCATCACCTCAATTGTATTTATTTAAGACTTCCAAAATGTTTTCTTCAACTCTAATCAATTCAAAATAAATAATACTGCCTTCTTCTACATTTTCTATTGCTTTACGAGTAGATTTAAGTGATTCCTCAAGCTCCCTGGTCCTTTCTTCTCTTTTAAAATCTTCCTCATCCAGTTGTTCAGCCAACTTTCTTTGACCAGCCGGCAGATATTCATAATCTCTCATTTTGACCTCCTATAACTTTTGCCATCAAATTTCACAAAATACTTACCTCGGTCAGCCGCTTCTGTCATCCGATCTACAACTCTGGGCGATATATGTTTGGTCAATTCCGAACCATTCAGATTAGTAGTTATAATAGTCGGCAGTAGTTCGTTATATCTGTAATTTAAGACAATATACATCTTTTCCCTCTGCCAGTCGGAAGCCTTTTCAGTTCCTAAATCATCAATTATTAGCAGAGAAGTTTTTTTATACCCGTTCATTAGCTGCCTTTCATCTAACTGATCACTATCATAACTATCTCTAATCGCCTGAATCATCTCTGAACTTGATATGAATTTCACTGGGCTTGAACCAATATAACTAAGGCTTCTTGATTTTTCAGCCTTCTTTTCAGCATAATATTTAAGTGACTTTTTGCCAGCTGCTAAAGCAAGATGAGTCTTGCCAAGTCCATATCCACCCGCTAGAACAAGCCACGTTCCATTTTTAACGCGTTTTTTGTAATCGTTAGCATAATTCATCACTTTTTTAAATGCCTGCTTATTTCCGCGTTCTAGATTATAATTATCGAATGTCTTATTTCTGAATCGCTTCGGGATTTTGAACTGCTTTACTAGATTTTCGTATAATAGTTCAATTTGCCTCTCTTTGCTGATTAAATTCTTAGTCCTGGTCAAAGAGTTCGTCGACTTCTGCTCCAAGTTTTTCTTCTTCATCTGAATAGTTTTCTGAAACTTGTTCCCCACTATTTTTGCTCCTTTCCAATTCGCTGATCCAAACTTTTTTGCAATAATTCAAGTTTGCAACTTCTTTTTTAATAATTTCACTTACACCTGATTCAAAAGATTTCTCATTCAATTTATACTCATTGCCATTGAAATCAAATTTCATTTCTTTATATATTTTAAATAATTCTACAAGTAATCTATGATGTTTGCCTTCTGTAATTTTTTTAGATTTGTTTTCTTGACGATAAAGATCAATATAAGCATGAAATAATTGTCTTTTATTCTCAGAAAGTGAATTATAAATTTCCCCAATTTTCGATTCCAGACTTATATTATTATCATTATTCTTCATTATTAATTCATTATTATCATTATTGTTTAGGTTTTTTACTGGTTCTTTGCTGGTACTCGACTGGTTTTTCTGTGGTTTTTTACTGGTTTTTTGCTGGTTTCCCGAACCTTGATAATCCCCATAGTTTAGGACCTTAAGCCTGGTTCTTTTGTGGGGTTTTCTTTCAAACTCAATCATTTCATCTTTTTTAAGCAACTCTAAGAAATTCCTAACTTTAGTCCTCGACCAATGCCATCTTTTAGCTAATTTTCTTTCAGATGTTATCTTTTCGCCCTTATCAACTTCAACCAATTCGTTACCCAATAAAAATTTATTTTTCTTATGATTAACTAACAATAAAATATCTATCCAAGCGGAGCGTTTGTCAAAGGGCTCGGAACTATCCCAAACCCAATGACTTTGTATTTTTCTATGAACTGAAATCCAACCTTTGCCAGCCATCTAATCACTCCTAAAAATCTTTCCAATATATCGATTCAGTAATCTTTTTAGTTGATCTACAATAATCACACTTCCCACACCTATTTGGCTCCTTTTTCCCTGCCCAGACATCTACAACTCTTTCAGCGACTATTTCAAGTTCTTCCAGCTTATCCTGTATCCAATCAGTACCAAAATAAATAACAGCCTTATCTGGCGGGTCCTGCTTATCGACTACGGCAATATGAGGCATATAATAACTATCCAGTTTTCTCTGCTGCTTAATTAGTTCTGCATAGACTGCCATTTGAATATCATAACCCCAGTAATTAATGAAGTTTTGATATTCCTGAGCATGTTCGTTGTAATAATCCCTGCCAATTTCTCGAGTGGTTTTAAGGTCTGTGAAAGTCTGAAATTCATCATTCAAGACATCAACTTTTGCCTTCCAGGGAACTCCGAAGAGCTCCCCAGTTACTATTTCTTCCTTGCCACCTTGCAGCACTTTCATCATGTATTCATCATTTTTGATAGTTTCGATCATCTTGTCAGCATGCTTGTATTTCGCATATAATCCGCCGTTTTGCTTGAATAATTCAGGAGTGTTAGCCATAAACTCATCAAGCTTTCCTTCTGCCCAAGCATGGATATATGAGCCCATTAGCATTGCTGAACTCGGTTCTTCCTCCCATTCTCCATTGATTTTCGCTAAAGCCTTGGCCTCACACCCATATGAGTACCAGGGCAGAAATGATTTGAAAGTCGAGACTGACATATATTTTGAATTTGCTTTTCTTGAGTGATAATTATCGTCAGTAAGTTTAAGCATCATTATCACCTTTAGCTTTTTTTATAACCTCTTTAACAATTTTTATGTGATCATTTACCATTCTAGGGTCTGGAGCATTCTCGATAGTGCTGATTAATTCCTCAACCACTTCTAATAAATCAGGTGCAGCTGCTATTAATCTAGCATTAGCTTTTGTTTCTTTTAAATCTGAAATATCCCAACTGTAAACTTCTGTAATCTCAATAAAATCTTTATTTAATATTTTCAATTTATAAAATTTATCATCATCCAAAAACCAAGGACCTTCAGTATATTCAGCCATCATCTTCCTCCTTTGATTTTTTTAATTTATGAACAATAGCTTCTGTTACAATGAGGACAACCAGTTATTCTGCGATTGCCAGCTTCTTCAACTGTGATTCCGGTAATATATTCATTCCCATTTGCATTAATAGCGGTTTCTGGCTCATAAATATTTTTATGACATTTCCAACAAACTCCATGTTTTGGAGCGAAGAATGGCCCTCCGTTTTCTCTTATATATTCTTTCTGTGCAGCTATAGCTTTTAATTTATTATATTTTTCCATCACTCACCACTCTCCTTAATAGTATCCTCAACATCTTTTGCAAAATCATCTTCTGGTTCTTCATCTTCTACATCTTCATAATCAACATCTACAGCTTCATCTTTTTCATCAAATGGAGACTTTTCTTCATTCTTTTTTTCTTCCTCAAATTCCATATCGGACCCATTATCATATGCTTTCTTTCGCTCCTGGTTCCCAAAATCAAGTTCAATCATCTTAGTTAATCGCCTGAGAACTGTCTTTTTATAAGCTTCTCCTGGAGTTTTCTTCCACATCAAACTATTAGGCATCTTAGAAAAATCGCTTCTTATTTTCTCAATTTCCTTCTTGCTCATAGTTTCATAAATCATTGATCCATCTTTATACAGGCAAACTGCAAAAGCTCCGATTATATCTCCATCATTGAAAGATTTTGGTCTGAAATCAATCGACTGCTTGCCGTCTGAAATCTTTTCCTCAAAGAAATCTCCTTCTCTAACAACTTTCGCGTAAATATCTTGAATATCATTAATTGAATACTTTTTAGCGAGTTTAATCTCGCCCTTATAGTCCGTTTGGAAGTTTAAATCATTCCCATAAGGTATTGCATAGCATTCGCCGTTGAAGAAATCTAGGCCTAAAAATGCGCCTTTGAGCATTGTTCTGGCAATTGATACAGGTTTCATTTTTTCTATATTTTTAGTATCCTGAAGAACAGTCATGCAATTTTGTAAAAACCTAGTTTCATTAAAATCACTTGGAAGTGCTGCCTGCTTTTTATCTAAGAATTTGTTAAGTTGGCCATGTGCCTGCTGTAAAACTACTTGTTTTTGATTACTCATTAACCTCAACCCCTATTTTAATTTGATAATCTGTGTTAACTTTTTCTCTAACCTGATCCATCAAAACATTAATTCTCTCCAGTTTACTTTCAATCTGAGTCAATTCATTAATAACTCCATCATCATTCAAATTCACTTTCAGGCTCAAATTTCCAACTGTATTATTGTTGTAATCCTCAGCGACTAATATATCTTGAAGTTCATCAATTCCTTCTTCTAAAAATCGTTTACCAGTTATAGGCCTCATTTCGGCCGAGTCTTCCAGCAATTCCTCTAAAAAACATAACATTTTGCTTCTATTCATTATAATTAACCCCTTTCATAGTATTAAAATCTTCTTCAATATCCCAGTAAGTAATTCTAATTCCTTCAGTTAGTTGAATTTTGTAATTGCAATCCTTATATTCTTCCCATTCAAAGCTATAATCTTTTTGCCAAACTTCTATCTCTAACCAGTTTTTATGATTACTATATCCTACAGCTGAAATAGTTAAGCCTGTTAGTTTCTCAAAAAGTCTTAAACAAAAGCGAATAATTAATAATAATATTTTAACTATCAGTCTCTTCAATTTCTTCCTCCATTCTGCTTAATATAATCACGTCAATTCGGTTTAAATCGTCTTCGGTTAGCATATGACCTTTGACTGCTCTATCAATTATTTTGAGCGTTTCTCGAGCGTGAGCTACATTCATTAATTAGCCTCCTCAACCGGAAATGTCTTTAAAAACTCTGTAAATCTATCATGGTCACTTATTCCCAAAACTCCATATTTTTGCTTATAAGCTGTTCTACCTCTAACTATCCAAGCCATGTACTGAACACCGTCAAAATAATTTGAATCGATGTGATTAAGATATATTCTCGCTCTGGGCTGTATATTTTGGTCAGGATTAATTACTTTAGGCATTGTAATCACTCTTTACAAATCCATTAATTTCAATATTAATATTTTCTGAAAGTTTATCTTCATCAAAATATTCTTGATACATAAATTCTGACGTTTCGCCTATAGTTCTTACTTCTATTTTACCTGACTCGATTCTGTCAATTATCGACTGTAATTTATCGATTATTTGTTGCTGAAATTGTTCATCCATTTACTTTTCCTCCTCCAATAAATCCGATTCCCTTATCACCAAATTCTCAAAGTTAATCTTTTCTTTTTCCATAATTTTGTGAGCTCTCCAGAACGGATTGTCATCACTTCTATAATAGAAATGAACTCTCTCGCCGGTATCAACATTATCTGCACTCATTACATATAACTGCATATTTGCCTGCTCCTTAGCAAACTTTTCTTCAAGGGCTTCTTCTACCTTTTCATTAATTGTCTGTTCAGACGCCGCCAAATTATCAAGCTGTTCGTCAGCTGTTAAGACAGTTCCAACTGCAATTCCGATTGATAGAATCATGATCACCAGCATAGCTACTAATTTTTTGTTAATTCTCATCATTTGAATCACTTCTTATAATCCGCTCATTATTTTTAGTATCTTTAGTTATAGTCACAAAAGCTTGAATCCCATTCTCCCGACACATCTTAAGTATTTTTTCTTGTTCTGACTCATTAAGTTTTTCGAACCCATCTAAGCACATAATTTCAAGTCTTCCCATTCTCTGTAACGCAATCTGGAAAGCAACTTCTAATTTTTCGCCGTTTGATAATCCGTCAAGCAGAGTCTTATCAATTCTAATTAATCCCTCTTCATCAACTGATATTCCTTCAAGCGGCATTTCGTGCTTTTGAATTAACTCAGAAGGTTTATCCCTTGCTATTTCAATTAGCTCTGTTAAGTGATCGCTGTATTCTTTCTTCTGAGTAAGCTGGCCTTCTCTAATCTGAACCATTCTGTTCCATTCGGACAAATATTCCTTCATTTCTGCAACCTTATCAGCTTCTTCCTGAAGCGGCTCAATTTCAACCATTTCTTTTTCCTTTAGTAATTTTTCTGCTTCTGAAAGTTTTTCTCTTTCTGCTTTAACATCTCTGACTACTTCTTTATCGATCGACTTAAGCTCCAATTCTTTTTGCTTATCCAGTCCATTGAGTTCTGACTTTTTAGCTGATATTTTTTCTTTTTGATATTGAATAGTTTTCTCAATCTCATACTTTCTGTTAGCCGCCTCTTCTTCATTTTCTTGCTTCTCTTGTTCTGCTTTAGTCTTCAATATTTGAATCTCTTTCTGTAGCCAATCATCAACTTGGTCATTATCATTCAAAAGCTGAGCTTCAACTTGTTTAATTTCCTTTTGTTTATTTTCAATTTTGTTTTCCTTAAGCTCAATCAGTTCCTTAATTTCCTCTTTCTGCTGCTGATATTTCTCTCTAACTTCACCCAGCTTTGATTTTCCCTCTGCCTCAATAGCTGAAACTCTATCCTCAAAATTAGCTTTCAAAGTTTGAGCCTTCTCAATTTTCCGATTGAGTTCTCTGGCTTTTGAGACCTTATTATAATACTCCTGGACTTTTTCATTCTTCCATTTTTCACCGTCATAATTTGGTGGAAGTTCTGACTCAATTCCTTTAACTTGAGATTCTAACGATCTGATCTCTCTATTAATCTCGGTCCGCTCATTATAATATTTTCCTTCGATGTCTTTCAGTATCTGCAATAAGTGCTTACTGGTATTAATATCTTTCAAAACATCTTCGCCAAACCAGTCATTAATCTCTTCCTCTGAATAATCCATCTTGATCATGCTTAAGATAATTTCTGTCTGTTCATCAATTGACAAATCTATGAAATCAAGCGGGCGAAATATATCGCCTCTGAAAAACTTTCTTAATTCGCTTTCAGTTGATTTAGCGACCATATCTCCGTTAAGTCTTAGATAATCGCTCTTATCAGTTCTAAGCCTGCGGTCAACTTCTAGCCCTTCATCAGTCTCAACAAACAATAAGGCTTCATCTTTCCCATGGCTGATAACTTCTGTCCGGCGCTTATTATTACTTAGAGCAGTTTCAATAGCTTCTGTAATCGAAGTCTTGCCAGTTCCTTTTGGCCCTTCAATAATGTTAATCATTCCCGGGTCCCAATCTAATTCCTCAATTCCTATATAATTACTAATTTTCAGTTTTTTAATTTTCATCTATCTCCACCTCTCCAGGTTGTTAATGTTTCTCTTTTTTGATATATTATAGTTAGAGTGTTTAATTTTATCTCGCTCAGCTGATTTGCCCTCAGTTGAGTTTTTTCTATTTTCTTTCCACATTTTTCTCACATCCTTAAAAAAATCTATCGACATTTTCAAAACAGCTATCGGTAAAATCACATACATAAAAACATTTACCAAACAAACATATATCTCCATCCTCAACCTCCCAGTGCTATGATTACCAGTGACAATAGAACCCATATCGCAACAACTGCTCCTGCAGCTTTTAACATGATTTTGAAAGTTAATTCGCTGAACATTACTATCCCTCCATCTTCATAATCCGCTTAGCTTCTTTTTCATCTTCTTTATCCAACTTCTGCAGCAACATCTCAATTTTATTGATCTCTTTTTTTACATAATCATCTTTATGTTTTCTCGATTTCAAGTTAGCCAGTCTCATTTGCAATGAACTCTTAATTGTCATTTCCTCAGATAAACTAATATTTATTTTCAATTGCTCCCCTCCTCAGTCAGTCATTTCCTTAAATGAAATCCTATCTGCATATTTTCCTTCTATATACCCGACATCAGTCTCGCTGATCACTTCCTCATCATCATTAATTTGAACAGCTACAATCCTCATTAAACTTCCAGCTTCATGTGGTTTAAGCTTAAGTGTGAATTTAATTGCTCCCCCTCCTAATTTTAGTAAAAGTTTCTTCATAAAGTTCAAAATAAACTTTTGATTTCTTGCTGCACTCCAGTGGGTCCTTTTCGCAAGTGTCAGGATTTTCGGTGCAATCCCGGCAGAGTGTTGACATTTTATCTCTCCTGGTTAAAACCTTAGCCATTGTATTCACACTCTTCTAAGTATCCTCTGGATCTATACTTCTCATAACATCTTCGATTCCTGGCATCTAAATCAGCTCCAAGTTCAGCTGCAGCTATATCTAGCATGTCACATACATGATTAGCATCCTCAATTTCATCCAGCATCTTTTCAAATTTTTCATCCTGTTCAGCAGTTAAATCAGCTTTTGAGTTAATGTTATAAGCAAAATCCATAACTTGCTCAATACTTTCTATCGCTTCTTTGAATTCTTCAATCGCCTTAAGTCCTGACTTATAAAATTCTAAATGAGCTTTATCAAAAACAATATTTGATGATGTAGTTCCATAAAACTTAATTCTTAACACTGGATCACTTAGGTAACTAACAAGCCTTCTTTTAATGTCATTTGGTACATCAACATGATTGTTAATGTATTTAGAAAGCATTGTCCTATCGACACCAACTTGTCTTGAAACCTGCTTCTGAGTTAACCCCTTGCTTGACATTGCCTCTCTGATTGCATCTCCTAAAGTCCTCATAATTTTCCTCCTTTGTAGTTTTTTATTCACAAAATTAAGTTAATTATTTTAATACTGCCATATATAATTAACTTAAAGATAAAGCCCTCCACCAATTAGCTCGGCGAACCCCCTTCCTAACCTGCAGCTGATTGTTTGTATTCTCCCTCTTGCTTCTCCTTAGCTTTGATACGGTTATAAATTATCTCTGCCAGCGGCCGGTTAAGTTCCTCCCTGGTAATGTCTGGCACTTCATCTGTAATCTCTTCCTTGATAACCTCTCCGGTTTCCCGGTCATGAGTAACACATTTAATTCTTAGCAATAGATTCACCTCCTAAAATTGTGGGCCATTTACAGTCAGATTCCAGTTGCCGCTGCCTTCAAGAACAATCATGTCATTAGCAAACTCAGCACTTTCAATCTCTTCTAGCGGGCAAATACTGTCGCATTTATCACCTTTGACAAATTTAAGCTCCTTATTGACTCTGTCAACAAAATAGATTCCATCCACCTGGTCATTGAATTGCTTGAACATGTCTATTAAGATGTTTTCCAATTAATTTTCCTCCTCTGGAATTTTTAAAAAATTATCTATATCAAATTTTGTGCCTGATAAATTTAAAAGCCTTCCTTTTTCACCAGTATTTATATTAGTGGTGTCGCAAACCTTCTCTAAAAATAATTTACCTTCTTGCCTGAGCAGCCCTATCTGGCCTGTTTTATCATAGATATAAGCTCTATTAAAACCGTCGCAATCTTTAAATTTGTCCAGTTTTATTCTAGTGGCGTTTTTAAATTCGAAATTATCTAGCTGTAAAATATCATTCCTTTTCAAGAAAACATTAAGAGTTTCGTCAACTGCGACTGAATAAATTTCATCTGTTGTTATCTCAAAGTCTAAAGTATCCATTTATTAATCCTCCCAAAGATAAATTTTTAATCAACATATTCTTCATAAAGTTGATCTATAAACTCTTTTCTATCTTCCTCGTTTTCAGTAGAGTAAAATTCTTTATCATGGCCTTGCTCCTCTAACCAGTCATCAATATAATCTAAACATTTTTCATAATTCCAATCTGTTGTTGAATAATGCTCGAATGTTCTAATCCTGGCATATTTATTTTCGCCAATATATTTTCTGTAAGGTGTTGTTCTTGCAGTATTTTTCTTAGCCAGACCAACAACTTTCAGTAATTTGCCCAATGTTTTTGAGCCGATACTCGGTTCTAAAAACTCACCAAACTTACTTTGATTAACCCAATCATATCTCGGAGCATTAACCCTCATAGAGTTTTTTGCGACCTCAATCTGTTCTTCCATCTCATTTTTCACATTTCTAATCTGTTCATTAGCCTTTTTAGCTTCGTCCAAAGCCTCTGTTGCTGTTTGTATAGCTAGATTAGTTTTTCTGTTAATTACCTTTACTGCTAAAGCATCTAATTGCTCAGGAGATAACTCTTCAACATTCATTAAATTATTCATAATTTTTCACCTCAATATAATTTTTGTTTGGTAACAGTTCTCTCATTTCTCCGCACCATTTTTCTACCCTCTCAATAATTTCACTTAAATTCTTGATGACTATCTCATCATCAGCTTGCTCGTTAATTGCTCTACTGTATTTCACTGGAGCCAGTTCTTTTTGGAGCATATTTTCTATTTTTACTATTAGACCAGAAATACTTGTGGCTGCTTCAATTTTTCTGTGAATACTGGATTTATCTTCTTTTAACTGCCTAATATTTTTCTTTAGTTCTTTATATTCTTCAGTCTGACTTTTATTCAACTCTGCTGATTCTTCTAACCTTTTCATCTTATTTTGCATTTTCTCAATTTCAGATTCTTTATTTTTAATTTCATCTTCTCTTTTTTGTAATTCTCTTTTCATATTTCTATATTTTTGCTTAGTTTTTTTGTAGTCATCTGGTATTACTTCTTTTTCAATAACCTCTGGTTCTTTTCTTTCGAGTTCTTCCTTCTCTCTTTTTTCTTTCTCATACATTTCACCGATCCGTTCAGCTCTGGCTTCGAGTTGGTTTTTTCTTCTTTCTAATTCTTCTTTCTCTTTTTTGAGTTTCTGATAAGCTCCATGAATACTGATTTGTTCTTCATCAAGTTGCTTTATTAATTCTTCATCTGCATTTTCGGCAATAAATTTTTCCTTATAGTATTGCCTCCTACTTCCTATACCTATCTCTTTAGCAGACTCCTTTTCGGCTTGGTGCAAATTTGCACCAGTTGATTTTTTAATTTCAATTAATTTTTGCATGTATTTCTGTCTTTCTGATAAACTGAAATCTTTTCTATTTTCATTTTCTGCGATTTCAATTCTTAAAGCCTGTTCAGCATCTTCAATAGATATTTTATTTGCTTTTATTTTCTCTTTGCCAAGACTTTTGCAAGCCCTCAATCTTCTTTCCCCAGCAATCAATCTATATTTATTATTAATTTCAACAACTGTAATAGGATTTATTAATCCATTTCTATCAATGTCAGCTGCCAGCTCTTTAATATCACCAAAATCTTTTCTAATGCGATCTTTAACAATAATCTCACTAATATCAATAAGCAATTATTTCACCCCTCTCAAAGTTGTTGATTATCTTTTTTAAAGTTAATGGATTGGTTTTGTAAATTTTTTCAAGTCTTCTTTTTAATATTTTTTCAACTTCATCATTTGAAAGTCTTATAGTTTTTATATTTAAATCATGAAGAAAAAAATAATCACGTATTTTATCTTTTAAAATCTGTAATTCATCACTATGATTTCTGCCGTCTATTTCATAAATTAAATTATTATTTCTATCATAGAAGTCGGCAATATATCTTTTAACCCCGTATTTTTTATATCCTCCTTCCCCAGTACCAAAAGATACTTGTTCTTCTAAATTAGGTTTTAACATCTTAAAAATAGATTCGTGTTTAGTTCGCCTGTTATCATTGCAACCACCAACAAAATTATTTTTTTCTATTCCCATAAAATTGTCTACCATTTCTGTAAAATCTTTAAATATAGCTTTTTCTGGATTCTCCCCGAATCTATCTGTTGGGTCAAAATACTTTAAAGTTAAGTTGAAAGACTTTTCTATTAACTGATCCATTAAACTCTCCTTTCTATGCGCTTTGTTCCTTTTTGGCAACTTCGTCATAAAAAAATAATTCATCAATAGTGACATTGAAATGATCAGCTATATCTTTAGCCTCTGGCAGTGTAAATGGGGTCCTTCCGTTAATCTTTCTACTGAAAGTGTTAGAGGCCACATCTATTAAATTGGCAATATCAGCATGAGTCATTTCATTTTGAGCAATCAAACCTTTTAATTTATTTAATTTAGCTTCCACAATCACACCTCCTTTTGTTCCCGATTGACAACTACTAATTAATATTATAGAGTACATTTGGCAACTTGTCAACACTTATTTAAAGTTTTTTTATAAATTTGGCAACTTTATTTATTAATTCGGGTGTTTTGTGTATAATAATGGTGTTAGGAGGTAGTCTAATTGGTAACTTTTGCGGAAAGACTCAAACAACTCAGAAATGAAACTGGAGTAACAATGGAAGATTTAGCCGAAGAAATCGGAACTACAAAATCTACAATTTCTAGATATGAGAATAATAAAAGAGAACCTAAGAAACATTTTATAGAAAAAACTGCTGATTACTTTGGCGTTTCTACAGATTATCTTCTTGGTTTAACAAATAATCGTTCTAATGCAGATAAAATTAAAAAAGCAATCTCTGACGACCCAGAATTGCAAGAAACCTGGGAGCAAATCGCCCAAAGGGAGAACCTGCAGCTTCTGTTTAAGCAGACCAAAGACTTAGACGATAAGGCTATCAAGCAGA